TTTGAGTCAGCGGGGATTACTATATTTGTAGCTTCCGCTGCAACAGCACCGCCAGAAATATCCATTACATGTTGCTGAACCATTACAACATAACCAACGTTGGCTATGTTTGTTCCAACTGTAGTACCAGTTGTATTTCTTATATTACCTGCTCTGATAGGACCAGAAAAAGTTGTTGTACCCATGTCGATCTCCTGTCTGGGTTAATGTCAGTAACACCATGTCACTGTCAGGGATAACAGTACTATACCACAGGAAATATAAAAAGAAAGGGGCAACCTAAGTTGCCCCAATCATTCAGGGAGGTAATCTTTGCAAAAAGACTACCTCACTATAACATAAATTATGCTCCGGGTGAACCGAAAACACAACGTGGGTCTGAGAACCCAAATGAGTAACGCTCACGAGCCTTGAATCTCATGTTACCAGTATCGAAGTCAGCTTCCATACCAGTGGACATTGCCATACGCTCAAAGTGGACAAATCCACGAGGTGCGTCTGTCATGATGAAGAATGCATCTGGATCAGTTAAGAAGTCGTTAACAGCGTAACCGCTTGGTAACATTCCCATTGATCTTAGGGCATTGACATCATTGTCCGCTGTACCAACACGTAAGTTAGATACCATCAAACGTTCAGCAACAAACTGTAGCTGACGTGGGATGACTAACTTTGTGCCTCGTAAAGCAACCTTGAGACCACGCTCATCAACAAAACCTGCGATGTTGATCAAAGCATCTTCGAGAGATGTTTCATTCAAATCAGCCGCAGTTCCTGGTTCGTTAGCAAACGTACCACCCGAAGTAAGTGGGTGTGACGCATCACACAATGCAACTCCGTCGCCACCAGCAGAAGCACCTGCTGTGAAAGCGTTGTTTAGAATTGAAGCAGCTTTAACCTGCTTTGTGTGTGCCATTGAACGAGCCAACGCACGAGTATAACGTGAACCAAGACGATCATATAGATTGTCTTCCACTGCTTCCTCAGTAATTGAGAAGGCAAGTGCCACGGTCTCGTGGTTGTAACGAGCAGTGTATGCTTCGTTAGCGTCGTCAAAATTTACAGCAGAACCTTCCGACTTGGTTGGTGCTGCTCCGAAACCACTCAACATCACTTCTTCTTCGAATGCTCGATCAGAAGATTCTGTTGTGAAGATCTCTGCATGTTGGTTTTCGTACCTATCGTACTCCATACCAAACAAGGCGTTGAGACCTGGTTCCAACTCTTTCGCTAGTTGTGCGCGAGATATAGCCATATTTCAGTCTCCTTACACGCCAGTCGTTGAAACAGTACCACCTGCAATAGCACCATTCGGTGAATTGAAGGAGTTGTTTAAACGAACGATTACAGGAATGCCAGCCGCAGCGAAGTCTGAGTTTTCAGGATCATCTTGGAAACCCATAATTCTCAAGTTCAAGTTTGCGGTGACGCCAAGTGTGCTGACACCCAACTTAGCAGAAGAGATACCTGTGGTTGTTGAACCACTGGCAGCTGTTGCAAAGTTAGCATTAGTAAACACATGTGCTTGTGCAGATGCTGCGCTAGTTAACGTAGCGTCTGAACAAATTACAAATGATTGTAACGGGTTGTCATACACGAAAGCTTTGACGGGGAAATTAGTATCCGCGCCAGAACCGGGCCAGTAGTTAGAAAAAATTTTCTCACCAGTGGTAGACGAAACGTATTCCGCACCAGCGAACACACCCACGAGACCTACAGTGCCCCCAGTAGCCGCGCCAACAATGTCAATAAAGCCAGTGTTAAGCGGGATAACAGGAGAACCTTGATAGATCGCGTTTGTGTTGCCAGCAGCAATACGATACTCGGTCGCACCAGTGGTGTTGTAGCCCTGACCGACTACACCAATCGGACGTAGTCCGAATGCAACGTTAGTATTTGCCATATTAGCAATCCTTTAAGTTAATTGGAGTCTCTACGAGAACCTCCAAAAGTTACACGACTTTGCCGATCATTCTGAATCGGCATTGAAGGATGTTGCTCCTTCATAAGGTCCTGATCTACAGCAGTCATCTGTTCGCGGGTTCTGCCCCCGTAATAAGCAGTTCTTTCCTCTACTGTTTCAACAGGTATTCGACACAACATCAGACCACCTTGTCCAATCACACCTTCGTAACGACCTTCGTCGATAGTGGGTGCTTCATAGTCTGGATACTCATCTTTACGGACGGGTTCCCATCCTTCACGTAACTTGGAGTTGACATTCATTTTGTCTTCCTCGCCACGCATTGCGACTCGAATCCAACGATGCACATAGCCCGGAGGGGCATCAGGTGCTTGTAGGTGACTGGGCGGTGCCCATGGTTTTCTGCGAGAGTCATCCTCTCGTGTGGTGGTTTTACGTGGTGTTCTATCTGCCATAAGCTTAATCCTTCACATATTTAGCGTATTCTTCTAGCGGTACGTTTAAACGTTTCGCCATCGCAATTTGTGATGGTGATAGTTTCACCGACCTGCGCCCCTGTTTTGCAGTACTGCGGGTTGCTGAAGCGGCAGCAGGTGCGACCTGTGCTCCACCCGTTTTCTTCGCTGTTTGGAACTTCTGTGGAAACTCCGAACGAATGCGTTTGTCTACCTCAGTATAATACTCATCGGTGTTCGGGTCAAACCCTTCTTCTTCGACAAGCTTCTTATGTATTCCAAACGCTGCGTAAGTCATGACCTCATCGGCCCCAAACCAATTGTTTTTATTGGCCCAATCCTCTGCTTTAGGATCTGCTTTTGTTTCTGGTTGGGGTTGCGGAGCCGCCTGTTGTTGTGGCTTTTCGTCCACATTTTGCTCTCGATCTAGTCGATCTTTTGCCAAACGGACACGATCTTGTACCACCGCAACCTTAGATAAAGCCTCCTGTGATGCGAACATTGCGTCCGTATCTCCAGTGTCATACGCCTCTTTATATTGACGTTTTAAAGAATCTACCTCTGACTCCAGCCTAGCCTCTTCAGAACTAACGTAACCTTTATCCAAGTTCTTAACCTGAGACTTTAGTTTGTTATTCTCCTGTAAAAGTTGCTCCGCCATTCGCACCGCTTCTTCACGATCACGCTCTTCCTTGCGATACTTCTCTGTGAGTTTCTTTATACGAGCTTGTACTTTAGCTCCGTATTCATCCACCTCATCTTTAGATTCTTCAGAAGCAGCAACCTCCTCTGGTTGCTCCTCTACTTCTATCTTTATCTCCGGTTCAGGCGTGGGTTTTTGAACAACCTCTTTAGATTCTTCAGGAGCATCTAGCTCTATCTCTACGCCTTCTTCCTCTGGTTTTTGCTCTTCAATAGTTTCTTCTGCCATCTTTTCCTCCTAAACGTGTTTTATATCGTCTGGTTCTAAGATTGTGGCAATCACTTCGTCATCATTAATGATACGAACTTCCCCGCCATCGATCTTAAATCGTGAACCAGAATACCGACCAATGCATACCCATTGGCCTTCTTTGCACCACGGCTCTGAGTCAGGCCCGAACTTATCCGGGTCTCTATATGCCAGTGGTCCAATTTTTAAAACATACGCTACGACCGTGGCTACCGCTTCACGGTCTCGTATTTCATCAGGAATATATAAACCCCCGTGCGTCTTGCTTGCACCTTGATAAGGCATAACCAAAACACGCCAGCCTGTTGGTTGAGGCAAGCGTTCTGATAACGGTTTGTCTATAAGTGATGGATCTAATACGCGATCTTTCGCGTCAACATATGCGCCTTCAACAGACGTTGAGTCGGCTGCTGTAGCCTCCTCCCGGTCTTTGTTCATTTTCTGCGCGACATGTTCAGGAAGATATAAGGTCTTCGACATCGTCTACGTGGTTCTCCAGCAGGGCTTTTATTTCCTCACGGGCGTAGGTAAGGCCCCGTATCTCACCTACCATGAGTTTATATTGCTCCCAGTCTTTGGCAGCATCATGTGCGAGAGCACTTGCAATATCTTGTTCGCGCTCTCGTAGTACCTTATACATATATTTTGCTAAATCAACACCGTCCATGAGATTAATATGTTTTTCCCCTGTTAGTGTTATGTCGGACATCGCCACCTA